CTTCTGCGTCGATGGAGTGATATGCGTTCAAGTCTTGAGCCAATTCTGGGGTCCAGACTGCTTTCAACTTACGGGTCTTAGCAACGATTGGTTCGCTGTTTAGTACCAAGTTTACTTCTGGGATACTGATATCAGTATCGATGCTTTGGGTAGCAACGTTACCTGAGGTACCAGAACCTTCACCTGGGGTCTTACCAGCTTCGAAGTCACCACGTAGGTTATCGGTAGGTTGTAGACTATAGATCAACTTAACTTTACCACCTGTACCAGCGAATGCACTGTTAGAAGCGGAAACAATGTATATTGATTGATAGAATGGATCGCCCAAGCTACCAGTGTTGATTGCTTTGCTATAAGTATTCAATACCAAACCACTGCTTTGTAGAGCGGTTGGGGCAGTTGAACCAGAGATCAAGTTGAATGAACGTACTGCGTTCAAATCAGCATTGTATACATATCCGTTTGCAGCAATACCGGAAGTATTGTCGTCGTGATTCAAGATAACCTTGAACAACTTCTTAGCTACAACTGATGCACTCAAATCAGCATCAAATTGAACGTCGTTCCATGATGCAGTTTGAATTGTGTTACCAACTGTGGTTGAAGCAGCGGTCTTTGTCAAAGTAATAGCAGAGCTACTTACTGGACGAACTGAATAAGCATAAGCACCTTGACCATATAGACCACGTACTGCGCTATCAGTTGAACCCAACTTCTTACCTGTACCACCGAACAAACTGTCGTTCAATTGCTTACCTGCACGGGTAGTCTTGGAACTACCGTTGTTCAAGTTACGCAAGTCTTGACCTGGAGCTGTTGTACCATACTTGAAGTCTAGATAGAAGATTAGACCAGATGGTAGGTTCATTGGTTGAACGCTTACGAATTCCTTCGCAGCGATTTCAGCGAACACACGGCGAACCAATGGAAGAGCTACGCCAGCCCATTGTTCAGAACTGGTAGAAGTACCAGTTGTGGTTGCTTCGTCAAGCAATTGTTTTGCTTGGTTTTCCAATAGGATTGACATGTGTGCTTTTTCAACACCTTGGCAACCTTCTAGGAGGCCTGTCTTTTCCCACTTGTTTTGTAGTCCACGTGTTTCTGCCATCAATTTGGCCTGTGGATTCATGTTGTTTGTCAATAGACTCTTTACGTCCATACTCATATTTTTATTTCTTTCTATTTAATTACTGTTAGGTTTTTACTCGCAAACTAATTACTTCTTGATTCCTGCGAGTTTTTGGAATCTTGAAGTCATCACTTCAGCTTGAGGTTCTACAATGGTAGATGCAGGCTTTGTTGATGATACTGGTTTGCTTGCCAAACCTTCGGTGATAGTTTGAGCAGTTGTATTGGTCTTTTTCTTGACAACTGATGCACCGGAATTAATTGATTCGGCCAAAACTGTATATGCCAACTTGACTTCACGAATGTTCTTGGTCAAGTCGAAAGTGTTGATGATCTTAAGTTTTTGATCTTCGGTCAAGCTCTTGCCTTTGAACAACTTGTTGGTATAAAGCAACTTAGCATTCAATAGGTTAGTTTCTGCTAGAACGCCCTTCATGAACTTTACAGTACTTAGAGCTTCTGCCAATTGTTTCTTTAGAGCTTCGTTTTCTTCGTTGATAGCTACTAGAGCTTCTGCCATTTCTTCAGAAGTTACTCCGTCTTCTTCAGCTGCTTCGGCTACTGGAGAAGGAACTTGTCCTACAGCAGGTGCTGGAGCTGGAGCTGGAACAGCGGCTGGATCAACTGGAGCTGGTACTGGAGCAGCAGCTGCTGGAGCAGCTTCTTCTTCTTCCAATTCAGCTAGAAGTTCATCTAGACTTACTTCTTCCATTTCGTCTGAACCTTCCATAGCTTCTGGAGCTTCTGGAGCTTCTTCGGAAATTTCGCTTTCCAATTCGGCTAGAATTTCATCTAGTTCTTGACTGGTTACTTCTGTACCTTCTTCAACAGCTGCTTCTTCTTCTAGAGTAACATCAAATTCTTGCTTTCCAGCAGGAGTTGTGTTTTTGCTTGCAGCTGCAGATGGTTTGGTTGGGTGTTGCTTAGATGCAATGTTGCTATCGTCGGCGCCGATACCAGAAGATGCAAGTTTTTCTTCAATCTTACCTTCTTCGGTTTGGGTTTCTTCTGCCATTTCTTCCTTGAGTTTTTCTGCGAACATTTCTTTCATGCTTGCAGCAAAGTTTTCTTCAAGGAAAGTTTTTGCATTTGCCAAAGCTGTTTCACGTACAGCCTTCGCATCCGCAATGCTTTCTTTTAATAGATCGCTCATAATTATGTTTCTGCCTTTCTTATTGTTATTTGTTGGTGAAGCTATTGAAGAACTCCAAAGAAGATAAATGAATGTGACATCAAAGAATGATGTATTTGAATAATAAATATAATTTAAAATCGAAACAAATGAAAATATTTTATATTTATTGATATATGCCTGCAAAAAGCGAAAAACAAGCAAGACTATTTAGACTAGTAAGAGCACTACAAAAAGGTGGAATTAAATCCAAAGAAGTATCTCCTCAAGTTCGTAAAATGGCTCGTACTATAAAACCAAGTAGTGTGAAAGATTTAACAAAAGTCAAAGAAATTATTCAAAGACTAAAAGAAAGCGAATATAGTTTAGGCAAAATTAAAAAAGTAAGTGGTATAAGTTTCAAAAAACATTTATCTAAGCAAGTTGGCGTACCATTTGATTTAAAAGAACTTCAAGTATTCCAATCAAAAGAAAATGGTTTTAGTGGATTTGGAAAAACTAAATTTAAAGAAAATAAAAGTACCAACGAAGTTTCTACAGAAATTAATAGCAATGGTACAAATAAAAAGTATGTTTTCAAAAAGTTAATTGATAACGACGATAAACAGCATAAATACGCTTGTATTATCCAAAGAACATTTCCAGATAAACCCGACAAAGAAATCATAGATCTTCTAAGTAATAGTTTTGACACTGACGACGTTGCTGAAAAAACCAAAACACTTGCGGATTTCATAGATAGAATTAATACAACATTAGGATCAATGTAATATTATGCCATACAATTTCAATCCAAATTTTAACAGACATTTAAACTTGAAAAAAGATAATTACAAAAACATCAAAAGAACCGGCGATGAAACTCCATATTCCAATCCCGATGTTCGTGCGATGAATAATAATTATAACAATTACAAGAGTCCAAAGTTAATTAATTTTTTAAATAACGATAACTTTGAAGAAGATGTGAAGATGTATAAGTTGGAAGATTTGGATCATCCAAATGGATGGAATTTTTCTGAGTTAGATATGTTGGGAGAAATGAATTTCAGAATAGATGATGACTACAAAATGTTCAGTGAAATTGAAGTTCCATCATTACAATTAGAAAACGAAAAAATAAAAGCCTTCGTCTATAAAACTGACGAAGGCTATGTGTTGGAAACTAACAGAAAATACGTTTTTGAAACGTTCGGTAAAATGTTAGATTATATTGATTCTATCCCAATGAAGCAATACTGACGGAACTTGGTTGATCTTGTGTTTGATAAGATTGCGGAGCTTCATTAACTTGATCCGCAATTTCAAAATATCTCTCTAAACGACGACCAACTTCTTCATACAACATTTCAAGTTGTTTTTCAATAGCTTTCATCTTTTGAGCTTCTTCATACATCTTTGCGGCATCACGCTTGATTTCTTTCATATCACGTTCTACCATTTTAGCTTCCATCCAATCGCCACATTCTTTCAAAGCATATCTTTCGGCTAAATTGACAGCTTCCATGATTTTTTGAGCGGTAGCATATACATTATCAGCTTTTAATCCTTTACGATATTCATTATATGATTTAATGGTTTCTACCATGTTCTTCTTCTCATATACGGTAAGAGGAGTATAAGCGTGTTCAGTGGAATTTTCTAGTAAATGTTTTAATTTCATACTTTATAAATATTATAGTTCTGATAGAATGTTATGGATAATTCTTTCTACATTACCATATGGGTTAATAATTGTTTTGTGTTGATCAAAACTTTCGTTAATCTTTCCTTGTGGATACATGAAAGCACCTTGAGTACTAGGATTGCTTACGAAATCAAATGCGATTAAATCAAAATCATCTTGTACTACATCAGCGCCTTCTCTCATGTCTTTCTTAACACTACCTAAACCACGACTACTAATACCCAATAAAATTCCAGATTGTAGTAGATCTCTAAGAATATTACCGCTTGGCGTAGGTAGAATTTCTACTGTTCCAACTAAATCTTTGCCATCCCAACCCATATCTGTGATGTTATGACTAACATTCTTTAAATTAACAACGCTACTTTCTGGATGGTCTAATTCACCCATAGCACGACGTTGTTTCACGAAGTTTTGCATATATTTGTCAGCTTCACGTTTCAATACGTCTTCTGGATATACGCGTCCATTTTGATTTTTTGCATCTGCACGTTGTAATACGCCGCTTACAAGAAGTTTACCGTCTTTTAATGATTCGTTCAAAGACGTTCTTTTAAATTCAAATGGCATTACATCAATTAATACTTGTTTCATATTATGGTTTTTGTTGTGTAGGAGATTGTTGTGTAGCACCAACCTCTGGTTGAGGTTCAGTTTCTTCTTCATCAGAAGTGATGGTGTTGGTTGGAGTTGCTGATTGTTGAGGTTCAACAAGTGCTTTTGATTTAGCTACTTGATACTTATCTTTAGGTTTTAAATTGTCGGCGGTACCAAGAATTTTAACTTTAAATCCTGGTTTAATGAAGAATTTAGCAACTTTTTGTTTATTTTCTTCTCTTCCTATGATTATGATCACATATCTATCATAATAATAATCAATAGCTACGCCTGTAACATTAATTGTATAGTCAGTTTCAGGTTGTTTGTATCCTTTACTAGCTCTTACAACAATCTTCTTACCTAAAATTTTGTCTTGAATTGTTTTTTGTAAATTATTCTTTAGTACCTCGGTACTATTCTTAAGTTTTGTGTCAAATGCTGTAAAATCAGGCAACACATCGTAACTCTTTATATCAATAGATGGATCTGCTTTTGGTTGTGGCGTTGGAGTTGGAGCAGGTTGAGGCGCAGGTTGAGGTGCTACTTGGTTTTCTTGTTCATATTTTAAACCATTAAAGCCCTCTGTAAATGGTAAACTACCTTGTTTATATCCAATTAAGTTTGGATCCAAGTTGGGGTCGTTATGTTGAACCAATCCATTTTCATCTGTATAAGTCGAACCCAATTCAATAGCTTGTGCTGGACTAGCATAAGCTGGTTCACTATACATTTGATTTTCCAACTTATAACCGGAACTTCTTTTAATTGGTTTAGCTAACTTATACCCAAGTTGTGTATAAGTAGCTGGTCTAGCGCCTCTTTTTGAAAATGCAAACGGCGTTCTAGCAGCATCTCCACCAACTGCTACTGGTCCAGATGCAACTGGACCTGTACCTGTAGTGCTAGCTTCATTTTTAACTTTTAATTTAGTTAAAATGCTTTTAATTTTCTTTTTTAGTTTCGGATTCATTCTTCAATTTGTCGATTTCTTCAACTAATTCATAAGCATTTAATAAAGAAGTTAGTTGATTTTCTTTTACTACTCCAACGATGCTCTTGTTAGAAAATTGACTAACCACTTCGCCTATTTTAATCTTAACTACATCTGAGTTAATAGAGTTAATACTATCTTTCAACAATGAACTTACTCTCTTATATTCTTCATTGACAAATTTAGTAAACTTATTTGAGTTACTAATGTTTGTGATATATTCTTTGAGAAGCTTCTTTTGTGATGGTAACAAATTGCTATACTTGGTATTGAAATTTTCAATCAAAAACTTATATGCTAATAAACGAACTTCTGCACTTTGACTTCCATAAACATCCAAACTTTCTTCGCTATTCTTCTTTTCTTTTGTCAAATTTTCTACGACATATTCTCTCGACTCTAATATCTCATTTACATCAAACTTGACTTCTTGTTCTACTTGATTTTCAAATAATTTATAAACGGAAGCGTATAGTTTATAATTTGGGATTTTGTTCTTTAAAAATTCGTCAATATTATACTTTTCTTTTATCTCTTTAATAATATTATACTTTTGTTTATTCAATTCACGTTCATCCAATTTTGTTCGCGTCTGCAATACTACGTTTAATATACGTTCCGCAGAATTTGCGTCTTTGCTGGCTTGTTGGAGTATGAAATTGTATAGTTGTGCTTCTTTACCAAGTTCTTTACTTTCGTGAAAGTACTTAAACATTAAATTTTTAGTAAACGATTCATCTCTACCCGCCAAAATATCCGCTGTTATTTGACGAGTAAGAAGCTCAAACAATATCCCAGCATTCTTAAATTTTGAATGTTTTGCTTTCTTGTGCATATTATTATTATTTATAAATATATAGTAAGTCCGTAAATATATAGGAATTGTGTCTATTCTTTTATATTTCTTTCATCCATAAAAGATTTTTCATTTCCTTCTCTTAAAATTTTCTTTTCATCTTCCACAGTATTCAACAAATCGGTTAAACCTCTGAGAGATTCCAAAGACAATGGAGATTTATTTTTATACTTGTGCGTGACCGATAAATCAGATCGTCTATTGTTTTCTAATGATCCGAGTGGGTCTTCTCCAAACCTATATTTACTGGCATCTTTTCTACCTGTTTGATCTCTTTCTGCTAATTTTGGCGGAGTTGAACTAGGTTTTGTTTCTGCTGGTTTTTCTTCACCTGCTGGTTTTTCAGGTGGAGTTTCTCCACCTGGAGGAGTATCCGAAGCTTCTGTATCCGCAGCGGCTGCGCCTGCATCAGATTCTCCTTTATCTCCTTCTTCTTTAGATTGTAAGAACTTAATAGCTGGATCGTTACCGTCTTCCTCAATTTGCTTAAATCTATATGTACCTTTAGCATCATCGACAAGTTGTTTTTGTAGATCAATCATGTCTTGATCTGATAGTCCAAAGACATTTTCATAAATCCATTTTTTACTAAAGAATTTATTTTCTTGCATGTCTTTGGAAACCTCGACTTTGCTCTTCCAAACGTCAATCTTTTCTTTTTCAAATATAGTAGATGGATTTGTTAATTCCAATGTAAAGTCAACCAATGACTCATCTCTATATCCCTGACTATATAAATGAATAACTGCAATCTTATTCAACTCACTAACAATAATACGTTGAATACGTTGAATTGTACGAGCGAAACGAATGTCTTCTGCTGCCAATGTAGCTTTACCACTTAAACTTTCATCATATCCCAAAAATGCTTTTGGAATCTTAAGTGCTGCCATCATTTTGTTACGAAGATATTCGATATCGTCTGTGCCAGTCCATTCAAGACCTGGCAAATTATCAATACTCGTACCACTATCACTGCCACGAACAGGCAAGAAGAAATCTTCTACCATGTTTTGTAAATTAAAACGTAAATTGTAATCGCCGGTTTGTTGATCCAAATATGGAGTTTTTTTCATTTGGGTCATGATTCTCTCCATGTGATTATCAACTTCATTTGGAGGAATATTACCAATATCAACTTTGAAAATACGTTTTTCAGGAGCGCGCATGATACGATGAATTAACATTGCGTCTTCCATCAAACTCAATTGTTTCCAAACACGACGGGCACCTTCCAACATACTCTTACCATATGGCAAGAAGTTACTGTCACTCAACAAACGAAAATGTGCAATTTGATAATTTTCCAAATCTTCAATCTTATTTCCGTATGGCAAATTAACTTGGAATTTTACAAAGTTTTTATTAGTTATGTGTGCATTTTCTACACGGGTTACATAATAAGTACTTAGTGGTTCTACCATGTATACACCATATTCAGGACTAATATGCAAACGTAGATAAAAATCTCCATACTTAACCATACAACGAGTCCAACTCCATAAGTTAAATTCTATGTTTAAAATATCATAGAATAAGTTATGCAATATGTTCTTGATTTCATCATTGGTAGATTTGATTTGTAGAATATCTCCCAATTCATTTCTTGTAGTACATTCATCAGCATAAATGTCCAATGCAGATTCAAGAATCGGATCCATATCCATTGTATCATAATCACGAAATAGTTCTACACGACTACTTTGATATGATAAATTGAAATCTCTTGTATATTGATTATAGGAGGTTGTGCGTAATCTATTAAAACGATCTCTTAAACTATTACGATCTGTAGCGTATTGAATTTCATCAGTGTCAATAACTTTTAGTTTCTTACCGCCAATATTGCGGACGATTACGTCGTTCGAAAATAGACGTTTCAAACGTGCAAATAATGAACGATTTCTTAATTCCTGAAATGATTGATCTGACATATATTATTCTACTATATAAGTATTTACAACAACCAAGTTAAACTTTCTTTTTTATCATTTACGGTAAAATCCATTGTCTTATGATGATCGGCAATAGGACTTACATCTTTATGCATAATAACTGGACTAGAGACTTTTGATATCTTTGAGATCATTGCTTTATTATAAGCAATTTGATCATTTCTAAGTCTTAGTGCAGTTTCACGCACCCACAAACCAATGCCCATAGACATCACTAAGTCATCATTATAACCTCTCATTGCCTCGGCTTTAGGTCCGTTCCATATAAACACATTTAGTTCTTCAAACAATCTTCTAGACTTCATAATAACTTGTTTTTGTCTGAAGAATAACTCTAAATTACTTACGATTAATGGTCTGTTTTTACTGGTTGTAGTAAATCCCGCAACTAATTTTTTATCTTGAGTATTTAACTTATTACTATATGATTTCTCTACATCTACAATAGTAAGATCTGTTGCGCTATAAAATGTATTCTGGTAATCTCTATCTATAATTTGTTGAAGTGTTCCCCATCCTACGTTATTATTTTCTACGACCAATAAAGCATTGTTATACTCCGTTGCAACGCTAACCAATAGATTTCCATAATCTTTAGTAGTTAATTGTCCTTTGTATTCAGCAACTTGTTCCATGGTTTCAACATCGATTACATGAAATGCACTGAAATCTCCTCCGTCACCTCTAGCGCAGTCTGCCGTTAATAGATAATTTCTACTATAATTTGGATAATCCCATATCCATAAATCTTGATTGTTACCTCGTTTTTCTATGGGATCTTTCAAATAAGTCTGTTTATAAAACTCAAGAACATCTACACTCACAACTTGATTACCAGATGTACTAAAGTCGCAATCACATTCTTGTGCTGCACCTTTTGCACCTGATAGTTCTGTTTGTTTATCTCTCCAAACTTGGTCTCTTTCTGGATGTAAATGCCATGGCAATCTTATAGTCTTGAAATTATTCTTGCCTTCTTCAGCTTCTACCCACGTTTTATGGAAGAAATTACCTACACCGTTTGGCGTACTCAATATAATAGCTCTACCGCCAGTAGATAGTGTATATTGTGCTGACAACCAGATTTCTTCAATACCATCGATGAATGCAGCTTCGTCAATGATTAGTAACGATAGTGCTGATGAACGACCAGCTGTACCAGCAGAGGATACTGCTTTGATTTGTGATCCATTCTTTAAACGAAGTGACAAACGATTGTCTTCCACACATGGTACTTTTAACCAAGATGGCAAGTTATCGTTAGCAAATCTAACTTTGGTAACAATTTCTTTTGCGGTTTCTTGTGTAATACTAATACAAAGAATATTCTTATCGTTGTGGAATGTCATTAACCACAAACTATAAGCCGCTGTAAGAGTACTAATACCCATCTGACGGCTTTTAAGAACGATGTTTAACTGATTATCAACGAAATCTTGTAAAGCCTCTTCTTGGAATGGATATAGTTCAAATCCAACGGTGCCTCTGATAGGATGTTGGATTTTAACGTATTTTTTCATGAAGTATATAGGATCTTCTATACACTTCTTATATTCACTTTTTATTATTTCTCTTAGATTTGGCTGACTCATATTTCTCTTCGTAATCTTTTATCTTAGCATTAATTTCAGTTAAACCGTCGTTGATTTTAATTAAATCATTGGTTACATCCTCAAGTATTTTAGTATAATCTTGTACGCCTTCCCAACGTTCAAACGAACCATCTTCTTCTAAGAACTCTACCGGTTTACCTTGATTTTCTTGACAAAACTTTTGACTTTCTTCAAACTTTTTCTTATAGTCTTCCAAAATACTACGTTCATTTTTAAGATCTTGAAGTTCATTATATACTTCAAACATTCCCATCATCTTCAATTCGGTTTGAAAGTTTACAAAACAATCATAACAATATCCTGTTTTTGGCCAAACTCTATCATCTAAGTAATTACCCCAACGAACATCCATATTACATTTCTTACAACGTTGTTCGTTGATAATCATCGCTCGTTTTGGAACTCTACGTTTACTACCATTTTTCCAAATCCATTTACGACCTTGACTATCCTCCCATTGTTCACCTTCTTTACGTTTACCGTTTTCCAAATTGGGATCATAACCAACTTGTACGAATGGACGATTACCTTCTAGGTAATCTTTAACAATACCCAGATTACTTTTACCTGATGCTTTTTTCATAACAAATACGTATTTAATTTATTTCTTAAACTTGCTGCCGAGACCTTTTATAATAAAACTTCCTGTAATTTTAAATGGATTTCCGTAAATACTAGAATCTCTTACCACAATTCCTTCGTGTTTATCCAAATCTCCGATTTCACTTGTAGCATTTCTCAACACTTCGTCGCCTAATTTAATTGTGGTTAAATAAACGATTGTATCATTAACTATTTTATTTATATCTTGACCTGGAAAATCCTGGCTAATATTTTTACTATCAACTGCTTTCAAAAATTGTTCGCGGGTAATAAGTGGAGTTTTAAACTTTAATCCTTTCAACCAATCTTTTAGAGACTTAGTTACAGCTTCACCCGTTGGATACAATGTAACTGGTTGTGTTAAAACACTAGCTAGTTTTGGTTCTGATTTGAAAGTAGTGTCAATGCTACCCAACACTTTAAAACCACGTTTCATAGCAACCTTATTTAATTTATTGATATAAGATTGCATTGCTGATTTGTCATATGGTATTTCAACTGCTTCTCTTGATTTAACACTACCGTCTTTACCAAATGTTTTTGGTTTAATTTCTTTTAATCCATGAATAGCTAAAAAGTTTCCAATTTCACCATATCCCAAAACATTGGTTTGACCTTCTACATATTCAACGTTAAATAGTATATTTGGATTATCCAACAATCCTAATGTCTTTAATTCAGATCTTGTAGATGGAATTGCTTCGTCAAATATGTTAATAACATTTGTTCCTATGTTAATAAATCCATGTCCAGTTCCAAATCTTGTTTCTAGATCTTCGGGTCTCATTCCTTTAAGATCCAATGGCTTTGCACTACCACGATCCATCACAAATTGACCATTCACAAGACGAATACTAGCATTTACACCATCAATTTTTACACTACCAGCGCCTTGTTTTAGTGATTTGACTGCTTTTGAAAATACGTCAACTAATTTTGCGCCTGTATTGACAAAATCAAATGGATGTGCCATATGACCTCCGGCACCGCCTTCTTGTATTACTTCATTTAAAATATTATTCAGCTTTATCATATGGTTTTAAAAATGTTTTATCAAATACTCTAATTGCTTTATCATAGGATCGTTTGGTTTCGTCTGTATCATCTTGTGTAAACTGCCAGTTCCAAAATAATTGATCTGGAGTTTGAAATTTATAATATTCACCAAGCACAAATTTTTGTGTATCTACAACTTGTTTTCCGTGCCAGTTTTGACCAACCGCAATAAATCCAGCTTCAATATCTTTTACTATATTCTTTTCTCCCATCGTGGAATGTCTGTTTTCAATCCAAGTCAATCTCTCAATTAACTTTTGGTAGTATCCATTTGCTTGTCCCCATCTTATACTAGCAAAAAATACAACACAGTCACTTTCAAACAATTCTTTGGTAATCTTCCAAAGTTCATCTCCTTTTTCATTTAAACTAGCCCAACAACGATGATATCCACTTGGATTTTTATCTTTATCTTTTAATAAAGCGCCTGCTGCACCGCAGTGATTTCCTCCATATTTCATATTACTACTTACATTACCTTCACATGGAGCTATATTTAAACTGGGTACTTCTATTAGTGTTACTTTCTCTTTACCTAATAGTTCTTGTATTTTAATTGCTAATTGTGTACTCTTGGGAACATCATCTTTATGTTTACTCCATCTATTACTAGTTGTAAGCAATAATACTTTATTTTTAGTTCGTAAATAGTCTATAGTCTTCTTGTATTTACGAGCATAAAGATCCATGTCTTGCTCACTTTGAGGAAGTTTTGCTTCTAATAATAGGTCAGATAAACTAATCATTTGGTTAGATCTTCTAATTTACTTTGCATGGTCATCCCACGAATAACTTCAGGTGTACCGCCATTGTCTCTATTAAAATATCTTTTATAATTACTTAATGCTACGTCTAACTTTGCTTTATCGATGGGTTCGTTTGATATAATATCTTTTATCATCTTTAAATTATTAACAACTAAAACATTTGTATCGTCAATTACTTCATCGATTAATTTTAAAAGAGATGGATCTAATGCTTCTTTAACTTGTGGGTTGGTTAAATCCTCAACGATTCGTGTTAATAATATCATAATATATAAATATACACATCAAACAAAAAACCCCGCTTATTTCTAAGCGGGGTTCATTATTACGTTTAACTCAACTTATGCGTTGAAACTAGCACCTGTTGGTAGAATGTTGAAGTCAAGTATGATGAATTCAGCAGTTCTAGTTGGTTGGATATAGATTTGACCATATAGAATATTACGATCAATCAAGTCAGGAGTATTGTTTTCAGCATCCATCTTAACTTGGAATGCGTAGATACCGTTACGTTGTTGTACCGATTCCAAATATGGATTTACGATATTCAAGAAACGGTTACGTGTAGAAGCAACGTTTTGTTCGAATACCAAGTAGTTGCTTGAACTTGCGATAAACTTCTTCAAGTTGATCAACAAACGACGAACATTGATACGATCCAAAGCGCTTGGTTGAATTTGTAGAGTCTTTTGACCCCAAACTACGATACCTTGGCCAGGGAATGCTGCGATTGGATTTACACGACCTTCATATAGTGTATCACGTTCACCGTGTGTTACTCTATCGAGTACTTGTACGGCTTGTGGGATACCACCACGGTTTAGACCGGCTGGAGCGTACCATTCAGCAGCAGCATTATCGTTAGCAGCATAAACTGCTGGTAATACTACTGAAGGTGGAACACTGATAATCTTGTTGGTATTAGTATCTAGGATTTTAACCCAAGGATAATAAGTGGCAACATAATTACTGTCGATGTCAGCTACACTGTTGATAGCAGCGTCGATCAATCCTACAGTTTGGTTACTTGCTGGGAATACTACGTTATCCATGATGTAGAAACAGTCTTGACGAGTTCCACACATATCAATTACCAATTCGGTAACATAACTGTGTAGAGAACGGAAGATACCAGGCAATACGATCAAATTGATATCAAACTCATCAGCATTACTTAGAGCAGCAATACATTGTTTGTATGCGATACTACCTGGACTGTTGATATTTGTACAATCTAGACCTTGTGTATTACCAGCGGTAATGTTACTACCTACATTGATTGGAATTGCTGGCCATTGACCTTCAAATCCACCTTGGAATCCAATTACGAATTTACGTAGTTTAACATAAGTAGATTCATTTACAGCGTCATATACTGAAGGAATACTACCGCTCAAACTTGGAGCTAGTAGAGAACCAGTACATGCTGAGGTACCTTGAGCATAATATTTAGCAGTAGATGTACCATAAACCTTATCTTCAAGATCGAAGTCGATATTCAAACCATTACTATCAGCACTTCCAAAATATGGTAGTGGGTTGAAGTATTGTTTTGTGTTGTTATCTACACCAACTCCAAAAGAAGAGGTTGGATATAGAGATTGAATTTCTGAATCTGAACCTGGGACGGCGCCAAATACTGTTCCAGATGGATATTTGCCTGGTGCTAATCCATAGATACTAGCTTTGCTATATTGTACATATGGTACATAAATACTAGCTGTACTGTCGATTGGAGTAGTATAAGATTCAAATCCGTATGGTACACATGCAACTGGATAAGCTACATCTGCCATTTCGATTCTAATATATCTACTCAAATTAGCATAAGTGCCATATTGAATAATCTTACCTGCGTAAGTAATATAAGCATATCTATCGCCAATTCTACGTGCAATGAAGTTTGCACTGTCTGGATCAAGATTCAAGTTTTGGAAGATTTCCAAATACTTAGGCTTTTTATCAGTGTCACTGTAAGCACGAACTCCTAGTGTGAATGAACCCCAATCACTGCCTGGTACTGTGCCTGCCAACTTAACATTACTAATTTCAATCTTGTACTTGCGGTTGCTCAATGTACCATCACTCAAAGTATGAGCTTTGAACAATTGGAACTTAGTTGGTACAGCAGCTTCATTTGCACTACCTTTGAATGGAGCAATCTTTTGACTGTATACCCATGGAGTGTAAGCATTAGTAATACCAAATTGACTGTCGCCAGCGTTTAGATTGGTGCTATATTCGTCTACGAATTTAAGTGGTTCGCCTACAATTGCACTACCTGATAGATTATTTGTACCAATTTGCAATTTCCAACCAAGCGCATTAGTCTTTTCAGCTACGAACTTCTTGATACTGTCTTCGAACAGTACATAGTTGTAAGCAGCTTCTACTTTTTGACCCGCAATTTGTTTATCTGGATTTCCAACGGTTGGATCAATTCCAAATACATCTTTGATATAGTTATTATCATTTTCATTCAAACTGAAATCATAATAACCGTATGTACCTGAACTATTACTACCATTTGGATTTGAGAAACTATATCTCAATGCCAAATTGTAAACATTTTCATTTGGATTGATCAATCCCTTATATGGGAATACACTACTTGTTAATTGTGATAATGTACTAGTATTAAATCCATATACTTCATAATCACTGCTAAATTGTGTAGCAGCATTTTGAGTATTTGCTAATACTGACAATATCATATTTTGACGGCCGTCGATATTTGGATTACATGGATCCGCAACGACTCCTGTACTTGGAGTGAATTTACCGGTAAATTTACCAAATGAACCACTTATTACACCAACAACATATATTTGTGCATTACATCCGCCACTTACACGGGATGACGAAATAGCAGCATTTCTTAGATAAATGGTATCAGATGAAATTAGATCCCCATTTGTGCTTTCAATCAAAATAGAAGTTGATCCAAATGAACCACTTATACCAGCGTTTGTTCCGCCGCCTGCTTCAGATAAAGCGTATTGTAATTTTGTAGATCCGCTATAATTCGTACCTTGTACGCTACTAGATACAAATAGTTTACCAGAACCACTTAAAGTAGCTTGTTGTAAGAATGTAAATTGTATTTGTTTATTTGCATACAATGTACTACCACTTGTGGAATTTGGATTCAAAGTTGGATCTTCAGCTGCTTGTACTTGAAATGTACCAAGAAATTGAGATCCACTATTGATTGTCAATATACCAGTAGTAGTATTGAGCGCTGGTGTATAGTTAAATACACTATTTAAATCAGTGGTAGAAGTATAATCTACAAATACATATGATTTAGTTCTTTGTAGAGCACCCGCACTACCAGCACGTTGCCATATACCTGGTTGAGCATATACAATCAATGGATTCTTCTGCCAGTAACCAGTAAGACCACCTACACGAACAACGGTAACGATACCTTGTTGCTGTAGATATTCTTTAGCGGTATATGGTCCGTAGTATACTCCATCAGCTACACCGAATGTACTTTCCAATGTAGAAACATCAGAAATTGTTGCTGGGAAGAATGCTGGACCGTCTGCAAATGGAGCAACTATGGCTCCACCTATGTTTGCGACTCCTTGGGCTAGTGCCGAAAGGTCATTTTCACGGGTAAAAACTCCCGGACTTACTATATTTTGTGTTGGTGCGAATGTTCCACCTTCTTGTATTGGCATAATTTTAATATCCTTTCAAAAGTTATATTTAATCTATAAATATAATCAAAAAATTCGAAGATGAAACTATTTATTATATCTTTTATTATTTTATTATAATTCTCGTATAACTCGGTCGATTTGTTCTTTTACCATATCAAATGTAATCTTTTTGCTGCATTCAAAGTCTTTTTGTCTTGGGCAGTACATCCAACCACTTAATATGCCATCTTTGTTATTTATGGACGGATCGTTTAAACATCCATGGCATACATTTTTATTAATAACTCTATAACAATTGCTTGTAAATTCATTATACTCATCTGTACAGCCTGAAATTAATACTACTTTTTTATTCAATGACCAAGCTAGCCAGCTTAAACCGCTACTTAGTCCTATGAAGAAAGAACAATTTTTTAACTGTTCTATTCTATATTCTATTGGATAGTTGCCTGTTTCGTTAAATGCTTTCTTAGGAATCGTATTCCATTTTTCTTTAGAGCCAAATACTTCATCTTTATCTATGACATAAACATCGTACCCCATTGATTTTAAATACTTGACTACAGAATCCCAACCAGCTGAATTATTCCAGTACTTTAATTGAGCAGTTGAATGTGTACCTATGCAAACGTATTTTTTCTTTTTATTAAACTTGTGTATGCCTGTTTGTTTTATTGTGGGTATAATTTCTTTATATTCTATACCCAATTGATCACACGCTAACTTTTGAATAGGCACGTTTTTGAAATGAAAGTGTATCTCATAATATTTATCGTATTTCATTTCCATTTTAGGATCAACGAAATAAACATTTGAGTTTTCTGATGTTAAGATCTTAAAATACTTTGTTTTTACGTAAACACTTCCCCCATAAATTTTTTGGTATTCATCTGCATATGGCGAAAAAGCAATGCTATCGCCAAGAGCATCTGTGCAAAAATTAATAACCGTGTTCATTTTTTCTATAAATTACCTTATCAATTTGTTCTTTAACCATTTCAAATGTAATTTTAGAAGAACATTCGAAATCTTTGTTTCTTGGACACCAATCCCATTTACCCGTATCAAATTTAAAACTTGTATCATTCCAACAACTATTGCATACGTTTTTATTATGTACCCTATATGGAGTATAGAATTCTGATTTAGGATCTGAAAAACCTGAAATTAGAATGACGGGTTTATTAACCATCCACGCTAACCAAGATAAACCTGATCCCAATCCTATAAAAAATTCACAAAAATGAAGATCATTTATACGTTCAATTAATGGTAGTTCTCCGGTTTTATCAATAGTACCCTCTGGTATTTTATTATGATAAATTCCACTTCCTATGTTATTTCCTTTATCTATGGAAACCACATCATATCCCAAAGAATTTAAATAAGTAACTACTTTAGTCCATCCGTCTTTGTTATTCCAGAATTTTGCTTGCGCTGTTGATAACGATCCAATACAAACATATTTTTTGTCAAAATTGTTTTTTAGATTCGTTGGCATTGTAAATTTAGGTTTCGTTGATAGACAATCTACTCCTAATATATTACTTGCCATTTGTTGTAAACTTTGCGTTCTCCAATCAATTGCGGCTGTTGATCGATCTTCTGGATCAAAACATCCAATCTTGTAAGAAGCAAAATATTCAGAATTGGAAACGTGATTATAATTGTAAAAATTTATATTTTCGTATTCAGATTGAAATAACTCTTTAAGAGGGGAATAGTAATCTACAATGCAATTATGTTTCTTTTGAAATTCATCTACGCATGGAATCCAAGCTATTCCGTCACCAAGTGCTCCGGACTCATTAACAATTTTCACTCGTTTGCCATTTAAATTGAAATTATAAATTGTACAACTATTTGTTTCCAGATCAGTTACTTCAATTCTCCAATCAACAAAATACTTTATTATGGGTTTGGACCACATATTATTGGAAATTGTGGATTCGTATATAACGTTATTATTTTTGTTATCTATAAACCTCACTTTGTATTTTTTAGAATGCGATCCAACGATTTCAACTTTACAGCCATCATTATAATCAACCAAAATCTTATTAGTACCTGTTCTGACGGGTAAATGTTTAATAGTGGTCTCGGTATAAATTTTTAAAAGTTTATCTTTCATATTAACATTAGCATCCATATTATATCCCAATAACAAATTATTTTCTACTATTTTATTCCAATCTTTTTCTTTAGCTGTTTTTAAAGCTCTATCACGAAACTCGCTATAATTGTTTATGACATCTGTGATTCCATTCACAATTACATTTATATCTCTGGTTATTTTACACAATCCATTTAGTTCATTATTATCTTCAAATGTCCCAACTACTGGTAAACCAGATGCCATAGCCTCTAATAAAGTTAAATTTGGATGACCTGCTTCGGAGATAGAAGGATGTAAAAATATAGTATGTTTTCTATATAATTCTGACAATTCTTTTTCGGAAAGATTATATAATATCGTAAGTTTATCGTAATCCGAATTATAAGATTCAAAGAAATGTCTATTATTGTGAGGACCAGCCACAGTGATTGGAAGATTTAATGCTTTAGCCGCCTCAATCGCATAGGCAAATCCTTTTCTGTCCTCTGATTGATTATGTATAAATCCGTTGTTAGCAACACATAACAGTTTATGATTATCGATAAGTTTATTCGATGATTGAAAAGTAAAATTATTGACTCCGTGGCTCAAATATTCAACGTTTGGAAGGTCAAAATACTCAACTAAATACTTTGCTGGAACAAAAGATTTAATGGAATATTTCATCGCTTTACGGTTTAAATCGAATATGTAAGAATCTTTTCCGTAAATGTAAGCGTGATGATCGTGGAATGAAAAGTAGTAGGGAATTTTTCTTTCGTGTAATTCCAATGCTAAATTTGCAAGATGAACGTGTACAATGTCGTATCTATTAGGATCTATGTCATTTAAATACAAAACGTCACACTTATGGCCTAACTTTTCTAAACAACATTTATATTCCCAAATTATTTTTTCAACAGCTCCCCATCCATTTGGTGGTATAGGATGAATCCCAGTATGAACTTGTACGATTTTCATTCTTTATAGTATACTTATGTTAACAAAAAGTGTCAACTTTTTATTATTTTAGTATTCGATTTTCGACAAACTAGTTTCTTTGGTATTCAGATCTGTAATAGTCAATGTCGATTCTGAATTTGAAATCGAATATTTTTTGTAAAAATCTTTCTCTCCATGTTTTATATAAACATAATTGACTGTATCGGCGTTTTCTATGTAATGAACATTCCAACAATTTATACCGCCGGAGTTCATATATAAAGTATATGTTCCTCCATTTTTATAAATGATGTAAAATTGAATCATTAATCCATTTTCATTTGCAAAATTTCTAGAAGAAAGACCCAATCTATTTTGTATAATTCCGTTGTTATACACATAACACACATCTGTTAACAACCCATCTACTAGACTGAAACAGTTTTGATGTACATTAAAATTGGTATCATAATACAAAGAATTTAGATCGGATGTATTGTGATAGTTAATATTTAATTTCTTATCATTTTTATAATATTCGACCATTAAATATATAAATGTTTCTAGCATTGTGCTTTTATTACAAATGCCTAAATTGCACAATTCTTTCTTGTAATCAGATTCGTTTTTTATTTGACCAAAAACTTCTAAAAACTTCTTACAATCGTAGAACATCAAGTGTACAGAAATATCTGTGTAGTAAGAATATATGTTTCTTATTAAATCAAAATCATAACTTTTGTTTTCTAGATCGTGAATTACATTTTTTATATTTTCTATAGATTTAATTCCAAGTATATCATCGAATTCTATTCTCATTATATACTTAATATTATTTAACGATGCTACTTCACATCCTTTTATCATCGATCTCAAAACTGCTAAACCGTGTTTTTGAACTTCTTTAACTCCTAAATACAATGATAAATCTGGAGTCTTAGTGTAATGATACATTACTTCTACATCGGTATAAGAGTCTTCAAATAATTGATTTTCTTTATCATAGTAAAATATATCTATTATGTCGTAAAATTGTTCAGGCAAAATTTTAGGAGAAGTGATTAAAACTTTAAATCCACATTGTTTAATAAATTTGATATTATCATAAGCGATTTGTTCTAAATTGGGTTTATTTAGAAATAAATGTATGTGTACTATTATATTGTCCATTCTATTTGATAAATTATTTTTATATAAGTTGTATCTGTTCAATAACTCATTGCGCATAGTATTGTTTATCTGATTTTTTTCTTCGACGCTTTTTTTAGAAAACATACTATTATTATGTATTCTATAAATTCCGATACAACTATTTACGTCACAAAACGCTTTTTTATCATTTTTTAAACATTCAAAATTAAGCATCCAGTCGGGATAAACAGATCCGAATATATCTTTATTAACTTTTAATCTTCTAAATATTCTACAAAAAGAAACATAATTTTCTGATAAAAGATTTTCAATGGTTATAATCTGTATAGGACTTGTCATCCAACAATTTTCTGGATATATACGACCCTCCTCTATATATCTATACCCACTGCAATATATATTAAAGTCGTTATTATTGTCAAGGAAGTCTATGGCTCTTTGAAAATAATCATTGTCCGTCAAATAATCATCGGCATCAATATGGCAAAAATACTCACCTTTTGCATTGTCCATTAAAAACAGAATATTATTTAAAACTCCTAAATTTTTGGAACAATCAAATACTCTAACCCTACTATCCCCAACATACTTTTCTTTTACAAAAGATTCAGTGCCATCATTAGATCCATCATCTCTGACTAAAATTTCGAACGCAAAATTAGTTTTTTGAGATAATAACGAATCTAAACATTGCTGTATATAATGTTTATAATTATAACTTAGTAAAAGTATACTTAATTTCATTATTATTTTATAGTCTTTTTAGTTTTGAAGACTGTAAATTCGGTTAGATCCCTATATCCGTTTATTTCTTGTACATCTGTAACGTGTTCTGGATAGTTTTGCATTAACTCCAATCCTCTTGCTGCTAAGAGCGGAAACATATACATATTCCATCCACAAAATTCAATATCGTCTTGTTTATAAAACTTTTCGGATCTACCTTCATACCTAGCACGTTTAAACCAATTTACCGCATCTAAATTGTCTGTCAAAATCATACCACCTTTTCCAATCGCTAGTGGCTTTTTAATATGAAATGATAAACACATGAATTGACCTGGGATATACATGTTGCTGGTCAATCTTTTTGCACTGTCCCATATTGGATATGGTTTTAATTGGTAGAGTCCACTCCAATGATTTGATTCTTCAGTTGTATCAAAAATAACATCTCCGCCTGAATGTATGATGGACATAGGCACAGACAAATATGTTTTCGATGGAATTATAACCTCTTTTACATTTAAATATTTACAACACAAAAACAAAGCATTTGTACAACTATCCACGGACACGGCATAAGGCGCACCTGTATAACCAGCTATTTCCTCTTCAAACATTTGTACAACTTTGTATGGATTGTGAATCGTTTTTTTAGTAGACATATAATTTATATAACAGGCTCAAGTACAAAGTATTTAATTTTAAATCCGCATGACTCAAAAAGTTTTAAACTGGGTAGATTATCATATTTTATTTTGGCAAATACATTAGAATTCGTTTTCAAAAATTCACAGACCATGAACTTGGCTATTCCTTTATTTTTATACTCATGATCTGTACAAATTCTTATATCCCCATCTATCTCCCCTATAAATCCAACCGGAATATTTTCCATTAAACAGATCTTATATTTATCACTATATTTTTTCATATATTCGATTTGTTGTTGTTCGGATATATCAGTTGTTTTTACAAAACCCGATAAATTTCTCGGATCGAGTCTCAAAAGACGAACGAACTGCCAATATTCGCTGGTACAATCGACAAGTTTTAAATTATCTATTTTCATACACAAATAAAACATCATCAAATCTATTTTTAATGTGTCTTAGATCAATTAATTTAGAGTTTGGAGTTCTTTCTGCAAGTTTTAAGAAATAATCATATGCTTCTGGTGCAATGTCTTCTATTACCAGAATACCTCCTGGATTAAGTCTGTTTTTAAACAATTCAAATGCTTTAATTTGGTGTTCTAACATGTGACTTGCATCGTCAACTACTATATCAAACATAATCGGAGATAGTATGGATTCATCACAATTATTTATATCTTTACATACTAATGTTATATTATCATGTCTTACAAGATCATAACGTAAATTTTCAAGTGTAATGTCTATACCGTAAATATTCGATTTACTACCAAAATATTCAGACCAAAGTTTTAAACTTCCTCCGTGACAAAATCCAATTTCCAATAATTTTATATCTTTGTTTCTATATTTAGAAAACAAATTTTCATAAGTATCCAAATATGAATGAAGCCAGAGCTTATCAGTGTCAAAATTATTAATAGTTTGTATTTCTGTTAATGTGAGATCATTCACATTTTCATCTTTATGTGCGTAAAGATAACTACAATTTTTGAAAATATTATCTCCAAATTTTACAGAGTATTTTTGATCTTTTAACTTTTTAATTAGTTTTTTTACTCCGGTAGATTTATCCATTGATTGTAAATCATGATACTCAATTATAAAACTATCGACTTTATTAAAAATATCATCATCCATATTTTCTACGAGTTCATATTCCATACCCTCAATGTCAATCTTGATCAAGTCTACTTTGTCAATATTATTTTGAATAAAGATTTGTTTTAGTGTGATAGAATCAACGTCATAAAAGTTAGATGTATTTCTCTTAGCAGAACTTACTAATGTATTATTTGGATCTAAATACAACCTTAACTTATCATTGTTAGTGGATACTGCCAAATTGTTTAAAGATACTGAATTATTATTTTTGTAGTTCTTAGAAAGAGATGCAAATGCTGATTTATTTGGTTCATAACAAAAAACTTTTTTTGCATTTTTACATAACATGTATTTTGTGAATAAACCAACATTGGCGCCTATATCGATGACAACATTTAAATTGTCTAAGTTTAGACTATTATAAATACCGTCTACAAAAAACTCTTTATAGTTCATATAAATTGGCTCTTCGTTAGTGAAATCTACGATTGGCTTATTTACTGATATATCTCTATATTTTATATTTTTCTCAAACACTAAATTGTTTTCTGAAAATATTTGAATTAAATATCCACCAAACGTTGGTTCGGATGCAAAGTGTGTTATATGAAGTGGTAGAGGAATAGTCCAAAAACTAGTAGACGGGTTTATTAATCCCATATTATTAGAATAGATACACGCTCTTGAATCCATATCTTTGATAGATAATAGACAACTATTCAACGATGTTGATCCAAGATAATCTAATACTATTTTATTTTCTTCGTCCACAGTTGCGACTCTGAATAATTCATTAGAACTGTTACGTGTGTCGGGTAAGAATGACTTTATAATCTGAATATTGTCTTCTTCAGATTGTTTTAACCAAGTTATATTCTTGTATTTATCATACATTCCACAATATACTGGTAAATTATATAACAGTAGAGGTAAATTCCATCCTATAGCTTCTCTAATGACCAATGGACTTGTTTCTTTATCGTTTGCCGTGCCTCTGGAAGTAAAGAGAAAAACATCTATTGCATTGTAAAATGTATCTACATCTCTACGTTCTCCCCACCATTTACAATTATGTGGAAAATCTTTCATCAACGGTTCCCAATAAGATCTAAAATTATCAGCTTGATTTCCAACAAAATGGAATTGTACTGGATAATTTAATAGTTGTTTGGCATATCTAATTATTTCTGCTTGATTTTTTCTAGAAGTAAACAATCCGACATTCAAAAAGTGAATTTTATTTGGATCTAAACCCAAATCATTTAATGCTTTAGTTCTATCCGTCTTAGTTTTGTATTCAATTGGATATTCCACAACATCTGATTTAACTCCTAATGGCGACATTAATTCCTTTTGGTATTCGCTTACAAACGCAAATCTATCTGGAATAAACATCTTATTATTCGGATCAAAGCTACTATCATGAGATGTTTCTATAATCTTGTACGTTCTATTTTCAACATATATACGTTTAGCTACTTCGATATCACAAAAATATTCGGGGAGTTCTTCAAAATGAATTACATCCGGATTTATATTTTTAATATGTTCTATTAAAGTAGACTTATCTTCATACAACGTAATCAATTTGGGGCCTAATATTTCTTTGATTTGATTTCTCTGTACAACTAAAACTCCACCTGTAACGTCTGTGTATTCTATACAATACACTTCATTTGAATCCTTTAATTCTACGATTTTTTTAAGAAGATATTGAGGACATCCTCCTGTGGACAAATGTGGTGCTATAAATAATATTTTCATAGATTATACTATTTATATACTACTTTACTAAATCCATTATCTTTTTTTATTTCAATTTGTTCGTCTACCATATCTCTCATCTGATCCAAATGGCTAATTACCCAAATAAAATCAAATTGATGTTTTAAATATGAGAACAAAGCACCCATCTGACCTAAATGATCGCTATCAGCACAGCCAAATCCTTCATCTATACAAATAATATTTGGTCTTGGTAGATTACTAATATTGATTAATGCTACTCTGATAGCCAAACCACTAACAAACTTCTCCATGCCACTTGCCATTTCTAATGGCCAACGTTTATCGTCATAAACGATATTAGTCATTATGTTCTTTCCATCAGTTTGTAGAGTGATGGTAAATTCTACAATCTGTTGAAGAATGTTATTAACTTCTTTCTCAATTTCAGGTAGAGTCTTAGTGATAATTTCATATGGAATACCATCACGACTTATAATATTAGTATACAACTTATATGCCTCATACGAGTCTTCCAACTCTTTTACTTTGTTTAGTTGATCGGTTGTATTCTTGTATTGAAGCTCCAACTTTCCTTTTTCAGTAGAAGCTGAAAACAATCGACTATTAATATTTTTAATATCTGTTTCAATTGATTTTATAATATTTTTAACTTCGTTTATTTCTTTTAATAATTTAGAGTTGTTTTCAATGATATCTTTGTTCTTATAAAAAATATCAATATTGTCCACAACAGTCTTTAACTTATTCTGACGGGTAATCAAAACATTTTCATCACGCAATATTGCAGTAGACAAAACTTCTCTTGATTTTTCCAATTTAACTTTTTCCGAATTAACTCGTTGGCATTCTTTGTAACGAAGATCTATATCGCCAAATGATTCTAATTTCTTCTTGATAGAATTGTATTCGTCAACCAAAACTTTTCCTTTGTTTTTGTCAGATTCAATCTCTTCTTTTGTTTTGATAGCATCTTTCACGAATACGTTATTAACGCAATAAGTACAGTTTGGATCGTATTTATGATCTTCCAACTTTTTAAGCTTGTCGATTTTATTCTTGACAACAACTTTAAGTTTGTCTATCTCAGATGATTTTTTAACTTCCTCATCTTTGCAAGACTTATATTGCTCGTATTCATCATCGATATTCTCACAAGCTTTTAATGATGATGACAAGTTACTCAGCTGTAATTCTATTTCAGCAAATTTAGTCTTTTTTAGACCAATATCGACTTGACAAGAAGAAATACTGTTATCAAGATTTACTTTTTCTTCTTCTAATACAGTTATATCAAAATCAAATGATGCAGTTTTTACAATGTCATTAGACAACTCTAATAATTTATTGTTATGCGTTTCCTTTGAAGTTTCATACTCTTTGATTTTATCATTGCACTCTGATATTTTGATGTTATTTGAATCAATACTACCAGATACATTCTGTAACTCCTCAATTAACTGATCTTTACTAATATTCTTAAGTAGTGTATTTGTTTCTTTGAATTTATCATTCGCAATTGTATACAACTGATCAAATACAGTTAAACCCATAAATTGGCACAGTAGATCCTTACGTTCAGTTTGACCCAAATCAATAAATGACCCAGATTTGCTATTTTGGATACTCAGAACTGTAAGAATAAAATCCTCATATGTACCAACGTAATCACGAATGATATCATTTGTACTTCTACGAGCTTCTCCATTCAATGGAACTTCTTCGCCATTTTCAATTTTATAAAACTTAACATCAACTTTGACATTTCCTTTTTTATCGGCTTTACCATCTCTTTCGATGAAATAATCTACTCCGTTTACTTCAAAGTTGAACTTACAACGAAAGCTCATTTTCTGAGTATTCAATACATGGACTGCTTTATATCCTTTACTGAATTTATCAAATACGCAAAATGCCAAGGCATCCATGATGCTGGATTTACCACTTGCGTTAGGCGCAAATAATCCAATTGTACCCTTTAGTTTGGTAAAGTCAATTACGTTTCCTTCTCCATAACTAAACATATTGTCAAATTCAAATACTTTTGGTTTCCAACGAATGTTCTTTGGAGCTTTATCTTTTGGAATTTCCAAATTAATGGTTTTGTTCAACTCTTTGACTTTATAGACGAGATCAGCGGAGACGTTCTTTGAAAGAAGATTTTCTTCAATTAATTTATTTTGATAATCCACATCAAAAATATTGTGGATGTCAAATATCTGACCAGATTTTAAAGTTAAATCAGTTGTGGGTTCATCAATCCGATTGAATGTAGTTTCGATGATGTCACATTTATTCTTTACTTCGTTAATAATCTCTTTTACCTGAGATGGAATGGATTCACAACAAAGTGTACGAATACGAACTTTCTTAGGGATGTCACTGATGTCAGTTATTAACTTGCCCTTATTGATTTCAATAGTGTAAAATCCATAATCATTTTTTAATTCATAGTGTTTATAGATCTTTCTCTTTAGATCCCACATCAAAAATCCGTGTCCTTTGAGTTCTTCACCATGATTTTGTTGAATCATAGATCCGGCATATACAATAATTGGTTTGTTTTCATTATCATCAAACTCTTGTAGAATCTGATGTTTATGAATATCACCCAACATTGCAATATGATGTCCATCAAACAATTCGTTTGTAATAGCACGATTGCTAACAGTATACCCAACGTCAGTAACTGCATTATTTACCGGACCATGAAATAATGCGATATGATGATCAGTCTCGACACGATATTTAGATGGAATATCCTCGTATCTTATGTACTTATCTGGATCATCAAATACACTAAAATTGTTAAATAGTATGTTTTCAAATCTATAAACTTCTGTGTTCTTAAGATAATATAAATTTGAATGGTTTAAACTATCCACGATTGGAGTTAAACAATCTAATCTAGACTTGTTAGCTAACGTAGCGTCATGGTTACCAGCTGTCAAAATAACAGGAACTCTATCAGCGCAGTTTTTCAAAAAATCACTGCCGATCTTAACGCACTCGGGACTCAAATCTGATTTATTATGAAATACATCACCTGCGATAACTAGAATTGCACCAAGTGTCTTGGCTTTATCTAACGCAACATAAAAACGTTCGAATACGGATGTATATTCATCGTGTCTCTTAGTGAGACGAATATGAATATCCGCAATATGCATTACGCAGTTGATCTTTTGGTCTGTATTTTTTAATACAATCATAATTTATTTGTTAATTTATATCTATACAATAGACTTTCATCTATTCTAACACTACTGTTGATGGTTTGCCAAGTTTTTTCGTGACCAATTTCATTTGGATCTTTTCCATCCAATAAAATCAACCGAGCTTCTATATTGTTGGAAAGTAAAAAGTCACAGATTTTCAAACTAGAATCTAAAGCATCATTGTCCAAAAGTACATTAACATATGGTGGTCTGTAATCGATCAACTTCATTTTTAATTTCTTGGACATGGTTTTGCCAAACAAAGGCACTACGTTATATTTTACAGAAAGTGCGTCGAATGGACCTTCTACAATAGTGATGGGTTTAGTAAAATCTGTAAATAACTCAAATCCTATTATATCTTTGCTGCCGTCACACAGTCTATATTTTAACTTACTATTGTAAATATCTCTACCACAATAAAAGTTTAGATTTCCATCTTCATCATAAGAGGGAATGATTACTCTGTTAACAAATGAACCTGATGCACAGTAACCAATGTTATATCTGACGATTTCATGTACAGTTAAATTGCGTTTAAGACAATAATTTAAAGCATGTTTATATATAATGTCATTAGTAGACTTACAAAGTGGTTTAAACTCTTCCGGCAAAATTAATGTTTTCTTTTCTTCTGTTACTTCATAATTTATTTTGATTTTATTCTTGCACAAGATCTGATAATAATCAGATGTGGCTTTTAATTTCTTAAGTAACGAAGAAAAACTTTTTCCACTAAATCCACATACCCAACACTGATAATATCCTGTTGTAGTATTAATGTTTAGCTTTCGCTTGTGGTGTTTACAGCTAGGACAAAACACAAGTATTTCAGCTCCACCTTTTTGAACATGTGGTTTTTGCTTAAACAACTTTGAGAGTGTTTCTATGACTGAACTGTTAATCATTTACAGCCAGTATAACGAGTAATTTAAATTAAGTCAATCGATTTAATTTTTATATAAACCTGCTACAACAGCATCGTACATATCGCCATTACGTTCATCCCAATTACCTTTTTTATTTTGTACGGTAAATTTAACAACATCTGGAACTAGTGATTCCAATTCTTGTTTTACAAAATCTTTGGATTTTATTCCTTTAATTCTACACTTACCAAACAGTTGTTTTCTCATAGTATTAACTGATAACAAATTAACTTTCTTTTTAAAATGTTCTTCTATAATATATGCAAAAACAGCATTGTGTCTAGCCAATGTAATAATAACTTGTTGACTAGTAAATCCCCCAGCAAAACCACTAAGAGCTGCTTCTAAATTAATCTGATCAAATTTCTCTATTTCTTTTATCTTTTCTAGAACAGATATAACGTGAAACGTTTTTTCTTTAGTTGTTTCTAATTTTTTGGTATCTACGAAACCAGCAGAAAGAATCTTTCCATTTTCACAGAAAGACCAACCAGTTGTAGATGTCGATGAATCTAATCCTAATATAACCATTTAGAATATATATTAACGGCGGAATGAACCGTTAGTATATTTGTTACTATTAAAACCTTTAACGAATCGTGAAAGTTCTAAAGATCTCTGATCTCCTACATCTTTAAATTGAGTGGCACCGAATGAAGCATTCAATCTAAAACCTGGATCTTTAGTATATAATGCATCTTGAAGTGATGATTGACCATTCCAATTTGTAGAAATTTTATTAACTCCGGTAGTCAAAACTGGACCATTAGATGTATTATCACTATATTTTAAATACTTATCGTTAAAATTTTCTTTTGGCTTATTTGGATATGGTCCAGCTACTTGGAATCCTGGATTAATCGTTGACAATGTAGATTGTATACTGCCATTTCCAGCGTCTAACATCGTATTGCCCGTCGATCTATATGCGTCAAATGCTCCCCCCGCTTTTTGTCCAGAGAGATATCTGCCAACCAATCCCGTTTTTAGGGATTCACGATTAATTTTTGTATCTAGTGCCATACGAGTCTATTTTATAATAAATATAATTAAGTGTCCCATTTAACTACAATATTAATAGGAATTTCTCCAGTATTTTTAATTGGTTGTGCTAATTTAGCTATAGCTACCAATTCAGCTCCACTATATAATCCAACTGTTGTAATATATGGGGCTAAATATGATCCAGTTGGATCCAACGAACTACTGTAGTTATAACCAAAAAAGTCTTGTTTGATTAATTTTTTATTGGTTTTACCAGTTTTCTGATTTAAAAACGAAATGATGTCATCATACTTATTACGACGGGCTCTTGGATTTAGATAACTTTGATAATTGTTTATAGTCAAGTCTTGGACAAAGTACTTCCAAATTAATGTGCCATCTTGATAATTAGCTGTTCCATCGTTATTAACATCAAAATTTAAAACACTACACTTCGACTTAAGTTCATTTGTTAATCTATTCGATGTATAATTGGTATAAGAAGATGAATAGAAATTAAATATAGATTCTTCAATATCACCCGAAACAAAATTATTCCACCATTGTTCAGAGTGGTTAACAGTAATTCTTGTATTAATATATCTTAATATTATATCTAAATTGTTAAAATCAAATGTATCTGTATTAATAACCCCGTAATCAAATAGTGATGATGTAACTGCGGATGGATTAGTAGATACATTAAATTCACCAGGCTCCACGGTACATATATATTGTTTTTCGTGTAAAGTTATTTGGCTTTGGTACTTCATGTACAAGTACGTATTATTTGGATCGGTAGGATCCAATGTCAAATTATTCAATACACTGCCCGTGTTATTTATGATCAATTTATTGGTGTTATAGAATACATTTCCAACTTTGAAATTAGTCTGTAAATCAGACATGTTATAAATGTATGATTTTCCAAATATCTTGTTAGATGCGTATTCATACTCACCTTGTTCATCCACAAATACTATCAAATTGTCGCATGCGCCTGAAAATGCTCCTGAAAGTGGCGAACCATCACAACTTAAACAATCTTCCATTTGTAAGTAAACAAAACTAGAAGTTATTGAACAATCGTCACTTTGATATGATGATGTATAACGATATATTGGATCAAATGCACTTCCGGACTCAGTTATTAATGGTGCCGATAAATAAAAATCATCATTTAATGGAATAGGAGCACCTACTACTAAGTTTTCATCTGAAAGAGATACAGAATAGCCATATGCAGTAAATGGTTTACCCACTTCTTTTCTTTTTGAAATTGGATCGGTAGTCATCTGATAAATTACAGATGAGCTAAATATTTTTCCATCTACAATAGATTCAGTTATTTTGTAAAGTAAACTTTGTCCACAATATGTTGATTCTCCAAAGTCATACTGATTAAATGTTTTGTCATAATAATCAATAGAATTTGAAATAAATAACGAACTAAATGGGAAATATGGTTTAGGAGAACCTATTAATACTTTCTTGTTGAAAACAGATACAGAGTATCCAAATAAATTGTCTTTAAATGTTACTTCGTCTCCGTACAATTTAGTTATTAATCGAAATCCACAATTAATATCTTTTGGACACTGTTCGTTATTATAAATATATACAGATCCACGTTGTCTTAAAACGTTTGATCCTGAATATTCCCAGTATACTAAATCATTTGGAGCACCAACTGCCAAAATAGTATCATATAGTGAAACCGCATATCCATATCGCGTATTGTTTTGACTTCCACTTGGAATTAATTCGAAATTTGTATTTTGTATCGTATAATATTGTGAACTTGTATTTTGAGATAATACTTGACTTAATTTCCAATTATTTGAAGATCCCGAATTAAAAAATAAATAGACATTAGATTGAGATAATTGATTGCTTCCAACTACTAATGTGTTTTCATTTTTTTTGTCCAAAGAAATTGAATATCCGAATCCATATTGATTTGGATAGTTAACAGTGCTACAGCTTAATATTGTTTGAAAAGAATAAGTACAATCAGCATCTGTGTATTTGTATATATAAACAGCTCCTCGGCCATTATTATATCCAGGCGATCCGACTGCTAAGTAGTTATTGGTAATTGACACCGATGTCCCAAACTTATCGGAAATAGATCCCGTAATACTACAAAAAGGAATATCACTTATGTTATACTGATCGACACTTATCGAATTTTGATCTGAAGATGGAACGATCCCATTTATTGGATCGAATACATAATTTGGATTTATCTTGAATACGTCTACACACGCAAAATTATTTGAATTTCCCAAGTAAAAACTAGATGAAATTCCTGTATCGCCTACTGCTAAAAAGTATGTGGATAAATCAACTGCAGATCCATAATTTGACTGATTAACTTTTATATTGTCCGTTTCAACAACTATAAAATTACAATTTGAAAGAGCGTCATTCTTAGATCCACTTTCGATTATAAAAGAAGCGGTTAATGCAGCGCTAGAACTTTGTTCGGTATAATAAGGAACTAACGTTCCATTTTCAGGATAAATTCTTTTTTTAAGTATCTTAGAAACAGAATAATTTGATTTAAAGTTATCTTTTTTAATCAAAAAAACTTGACCCACTCTACTAAAACCTTCGCACGATGTGTATGTACTTGATGGGGGATTTCCTATAGCAACAAGATCTCCGTTGGTAACTACCACACTTCCGTAATTTTGGTTATATATATTTTCCAAATTCATATTTTATATACTTATGTAGAAATCGAACCATAATACAAATATTGTCCTAAACCTGTAATTCCATAGTTAACTACGCTTTGTGTATTATTAGTATATACTTCGAAATCGTTGATAAAATAGGATCCAGATAAATATAAATTATTTAATCCGTCATCTAAAATATCAGCTACTATATCACCAGTTTGGTTGTTTATTATTACACTTAATGGTCCGATTTTATCTCCGCTCTGAGTTACGTTTAATGTATAACTTACAAATTTGTCATCCAAATTCAATTCAGCTCTAGATGTATCATAACCATCAAATCCAAAAATGTTATATGCATTATTGTAATTATTATAATACATTTTTTTGATAGTATTATAAACTTGACCTTGATAAGTTCCGTCTAAATTAGTTGGATTGTCTTGTGCATTATAAAATTGACTTCCAACTGGATAAAAAACCGAGCTAGATGGGATTTTTATTCCCAATTGAAATTGTGGATTATTCGGATCATTTATTGGTGAACAAGCTAAAAATCCATTATCATTTACAATCGATCCATCGCAATTTTGATTGTTATTGACGGTAGCAAATGATCCTGTAGATAATGAGTTAAAATTATAGTCACAATCTTCCAAAGGAATAATCAAAGGAAAATTATACGTTCCATCACTTGCCAATAACAAATCTGAAAAGATGTTATTAGCAACTTTCGATTTTGCCACTGCGAACGTAGTGATTTGTATGTCTTGATTTTTGAGAAACTTAATCATCCCAATATAAATAGGAAGATTTAAACTTATTTAGATTAAAAATCAATACGACACTTAATTAACAATTCATTGTCAAAAGACTTTTGAGTTGGTCTGCTTAATTTGCCAACGGCTAATAATTCATTATTAGAATCATACAATCCAATCGTAGTAATATATGTACGGGGATTGCTAATCAACTCTGGATAAATAATGGTGCCTTTTGTTTGTCCGTCTGTACCATCAGATACAAATGTTGGATTGTTGCTATAATTAAATTCTTTATTTTTAACTCTAATAAAGTAGTTTGTAGAAGGTACAAATTCCGACTTACGTACCGCCATATTTTTATTAGACATCTTAAGACTTAAGAAGAATTTACGTAACCAATTTCTCCAATAACTTTCCCAGTTTACTGAATATTGATTGGATGTTCTAGCACTTGTTATTTCAGGTGGATTTCCTGTAATACCAACTTTTGCATCTAACTTTAGAGCGTTCAATACAACAATGCCATTTGTTGGATAAAATAACCCTATACCTTCGTAAACAGCAGAAACAGTTCCGTTTTTAGTATATGGTGTAGGAACTCCGTTTATAATTGATCCTGAGATCATGTTATAAACATTTTGTTGAGTGTTAACAACTTGTGAATCATCAATATATGAAAATTGACCAAGTGCTCCACTAAAATTCAATTGAATTTGACCCGGATCGATTTGATCTTGGAACTTATCAGCTACGTAATTTAATACGAAAATGGCTGAACTATCTGTTGGCGAATCGACACTACCAGATGCAAAACTGAAGAATGTATCGCCTGGTTGTAACAATGTGTTTTTATATTGACTATAAATTATTTTTGTTTCGTTAGTGTAGACTTTTGCTGTAGATTGACCTGTCCAGTCAAAATAGCTACTGCCTGAATTATAATAATCTCCATAAGCAACTGCAAAATATTGGTCTCCTCCACTGTATATATCAATATAATATTGTCCATTTCGTACATCGAACGGACTAGATCCTGTCATTACGTTTGCTTGTGCGGATGATGTTGTGAAAGATGATTGAGCTACTGTCAAACTACCAGTACCAAACATACCCGATGATACTTGGTTAATTCTTCCTGCTACTATATCGTCTGGAGTAAATGGTGTGAATATCATATATTATTAAGTTGTGGTAGGAACACTGATAGTTACGTTGATTGCAGAACTTCCACCGCTTTCGTTTCCAATTATGGTGATGTTAGTTGTAGTTGTCTTAGACAATGAACTGTTTGGAATAAATCTAAACTTATTACCTATCACAACTTGAGAAGCTTGAGAAGCTAAATCTCCTGTAAATGATGGAATCGTTGCGGATGTAGAATTCAAACTATTGGTTTCAGTGACTACTAGTGTACCAACATTTTTATTTGCCAAAATTGCTGTGTATCCAAGAGTCACATTATAAACTGGAGTTGTATTTGGAATAATGTCAATTGCAGCTGTATAAGTACGTGGTACAGAAATTACCGGAGGTGCAATGGTTATTGTTGGCACTGATGTAACACCATCGTTTAAAGTAACCAATTTATACTTCATTGTTTGCGACTCATCTGTGATAGGTTCCATTATAGGAGTATTACGAATAGCAATATCGTAGTAAGCACTACCCATTGGATGGTTTGGGTTAAATTGAGTATAATCTATTTCGTCATCAGCTAGAGCGAATGCTGTAATGTTCAGCCCACCTGTTTTTGCCAATACTTCACGACCTTTTTTGGTCAATATCGCGTTAACAGTGAGAACGTTATTATTAAGGTATGCCATATACTAAATAATTATCAGTTGTTTTAGGTTTTTAATCAAAAATTATATTATAAATTCATAATATACATATTCATACTAGCACTGGTACACGTAGAACATGTTAGTGGTTGTTGTATAAACAAACTGTTTGGTAATCCAACTGATCCAGTTAATGTTCCATATTTAGGGAAATTGTCACTTTCAATATCTACAGATAGATATCCTGGTATTGTTATAATAGGAGATGATCCATTAGGTAAACCTTTACGGTTAACTGTTGTGGTATAATCATTTTGACCTTTAGTATAAGTATAATATGTGAGTTGACCAGGAGACACGGATTTTATTCCGTTAGTTATACGATAAAAAGATCCAGATACAGCTTGATATTTAGCTCTGCTTCCCACACGAACAAATTTGCTTAAGTGTCTTTGTGAATATCCACTATTCATGTCTCCACGATAAATATTCTTTAATGACGTACTTCCTGTAATCTGATTGTTCAATTGACCAGAACCAGATCCAATTGATTGTACGGCGTAATAACTTGATGTAAAAGTTACAACTTTTCCGTTGTCATTTCTAGACTGATAATAATCATTTTCAGGATAAATAACAGTATCTCTAACACTATATCCGTTCTTTTCTACATTAATATACTTTCCATATTTAGCAAATATAAAATCTCTATTGTCAATTTTATCTTTAATTTCAAATCTGGAAAAATTATAAGTATCTCTGTCCGTATCAATACCATTGATAACATCTACGTTTATTAAAGTATTACTTGATGAGTAATCTGTGTTAATTAACGTAGGAGTAAAAAATGGTTTGATTTCATATGACATTAAACTAGATGGATTATTTGGATCCAACGGTGTAAAGTCGGCATCTTTATAATTAAATTTTACACGTTCAAATATAGATGGTT